TTCATGAGATCCATGGCAGCGGCTGTTTTCTCTGCGCCAGACATTTTTGCTGGCGAACTATCCCAGCCTGTGACTTCCTGCTCCTGCATTTGATTTCTACGGCTGCGCTGCACATCCTGCAGTTTGCCCAGAGCCGAGCGTGCGTAACTGTTGGCTGAACGTCCAAAACGTTCCAGCACATACTGATCACCCAGGAACATTATGAGTTTGACATAGTCCACTGCGCCACCCTTGAAAGGCACGCTCACGCCCATGTGTAAACCAGTTGATGAGTTGGTGTAGGCATCGCCGTCGCTGTTGGCCCAGTCGATCACAGTCTGCAGAGATTCCAGCGCCTGCTTGAGTGGCATGGGCGGTGATACCACTTCCAGTCCTGTTTCGTCGCTGGGATCGTCGGGATCTAGGCTGCCATCGGGCTCGATGATCCAAAGACCCGGCTTTCTTGACACGCTGTGATAACCGGTGCTGCCACGCACTTGGGCATCACCGCCCAAGGCTTGGCGTAAACTGTCAGCGATGTCATCCACAGTGCGATCGCCACCGCTGGTTTCACCGCCACGCCAGTAGGGCCAGTCTAGACCAAACTCACTGCCAACGTCACTCATGTAGCGATATTCTTGTTCCAACCAGTCACTTTCATCGTAGTCGCTGGATTCGCCGACCGTGTCAAAATAATCGTCTCTGGCTTGATCATAACGATCATCTTCGGTATCCACACTGGTTTCCACATCTGCCCGATACAGTTCTCTGGCCAGGGCTTCAATCTTTTCTGATTGTTCCTCGGACTCTTCACTGGTGTCTATGCCCAGTTCTTCGGCAGCACGCTCTCTGTAGGTGTCCTGCTCGTCGGGCCACACATTCTCATCATAGTAGTCGCGCACGATCTGATCTGCATTTTGGTTCCAGCCTTCGGCGATCTGTTCGCTACGCCATTCGTAGAAAGATTCCCGCATTTCTTGCTGCAATCTATTGGCAGACGATCTGCCGATGCCGTTGTCGCCACCTTGGAAAAAATCCACTACCCCATCTATGCTGTAGGCACGCTCGTCCATGTCATAGTCAGCTTCGTAGTCTTCTTCCTCGCCTTCGCCGGCATCACGGAAGATGAGTTCGGCTTCAAAGCCGGCCTGTATGCCCTCGGCTTCGTCGGAGTCCGCCCACTTCTTGAGTTCGCCCGGACTCATTTTTACTTCAAACAAATCTTCGCTGTCCTGTGATTCTGCTGTGATGCCACGTGCCCAATCGTCGGGTGTGACGCCGTATTTGGCCACCCACTGATCGTGCAACTTTTGAGCGGTGATATCATATCGTCGAGATATGGTCTGCATGATCTGATCTATGTTGTCATAGTTGGGATTTTCCAACTGTTTCACGCCTTTGGCCAGATCATCCAAGTACTTTTCACGCTGATAACTTTCTGCTATGTCTGTGAATATTTTGTCGTGCTGTCGGCCGTAATCAACCATCACACGTCCGGCCACGGTGTTGGCGTCGGCTTCTACTCTAGCCAACTCTTGACTGTTCATGTCATGATGCGCTGTGCCATCGATAAACTGTTTCACGTGCTGCAGTTCATGTGTGTAGGTACGCAACACATCTGCTAGATATCTGTCGCCAACGTAAACATAAACTTCACTGTCATCGGCTGTGTTCTTCCACTGCGTGACACCAAATGTGTTGTGATCTCGGGCCCAGGATCTATCGCTGGTAAAGGTGACTGGTGGTACTTGATCGGGCTTCAGCGCCAGTGATCTTAATATATCGGGTATGGCACGATTGATCTCCGAACTCAAACGGCTGTCCACGCCACGGAATACCACACGGCCTTCGGTCAATTTACCGTTGGTTCTGGCTCGGGGAGGTACGCCAGCACGAGAGATTTTGAATCCCAACTGTCTAGCTGCTTTTTTCAAACTGTCGGGTTTCACGTCTACTGTGAGTGCGTTGCTGAATCTGGGATCATTTCGTTCTGCTTCTGAAGGGATATAACCCGAGGCTGCTTCCTGCAAAGGCTCGTCCCCGAATCCCCAGCGAAACTCGGTCATGATTTCCATGCCTGTCACACGCTTGATCAAATCCCATACATCTCTCTGCTGACCTTGCTTGATCAGTTGGCCCAGCAACTTTTTCTGCTCGGCAGTGGCTTTTCTATAAAACTCGTTCAGTTCCATGATGCCAATGTTGCCGGCATAGCCAGCTTCTTCTATGCTGAGTTCTTCGCTCTTGGCCTGATCACGGGCCTGTATCAATTGTCGGATCAATCCACGATTGCGCAGCAGTTTGAACACTAGATTTTCTGCAGAAAATTCTCCAGCACGATCCAGGCCAGCTTTTCTCATGCGTTTGATTTTGTCCAGCAACAGGGACAATCGATCATATTGGGGATTTTTCACAGCCTGCTCAATGGCATGACCTAACTTTTTATATTTGGCCTGCACGGTGTTGTCGTCTATGGGCACTCGCTGCCGGCGTGGCATTTTCTGCCATTGATCACGAGAAAGGGAATAAACACCAGCACTGTGATGCTGATCAGCTGCGCCCTGCACATACAATTCCACGTCAGAATCTTTTACCTTGATATCATAGCGATCGTTGTACAGGCTTTTTTTGGCGTCAAACAATTCACGATACACTTCATCGTTGTCCAATCGCTTCATGTCAATGATCAAGTGCAGATCAATGTCGGAATAGGGTGTGTAGGTATAGCCTGCGTTGCTGCCACTGACAGTAATGTCATCTATCTGGGAGGCATTTAATCCAAGATATTCTCTGAAATCATCGGCTATGCGCAGCAAGGCCCGACGCACATCGGGTCGTAATTGATCCCCGTCAAACAATTGGGGATTGAGATCTTGATGCAGCTGCACAGCATCCTTGAGACTGTACTGTTCTAATTCCGTGATATCCATGATTTAATATTTAGCAGTTTTTCCACTAGGCACAAGCCAAAAAAATAGCGCAGTGTTATCTGCGCTATTTCCAACCCGGGGGGTTGCCAGCAATATTATGCAGCAGCTGGGGCTTCTGCTGCTGGTGCAACAGGTTCTTGCGGCTGTCCAGCACGTTTGTTCTGTTCCACAATGGCTGACATTTCCTGATAGATACGATCTTGGCTCATGAAATCAAACACAAATGTTCCGGTATGGCGCAGTAACACACGCTTGTCTACCCACACTTCACCACCTAGATCACGCCAGTTTTCGCAGAAAGTCCAGTCCTCTGAATAGTAGCGATTTTCACGCACGGCTGTGTCAAAGTATGTTTTCATGTACTGATTTAATTCTGCTGGCAGTCCAATGTCATTGTTGAATGGCTTCACAGCAGGATGGCTGTTCATCTTTTCAAACACGTGGCGCTTGATCAATAAAAATCCTGTGCCAGTTTTTGACACTTCCTGCAGACCATCTGGTGCTTCTTTGGCTCCGGGGAATCCGTTGACCACCCATTTTACTGGCAGTGTTTTCATGGGATACAGGCCACCTATGACATCTTTGTCGTGATTCAACATGGCCAGGATATGCCAAGGCTCAAAACCAATGTCAGCGTCAATAAACATCATGTGTGTGGAGTCAGGCGTGTTTAAAAATTTAGCTACCAAGGTGTTGCGAGCACGTGAAATCAAACTCTCATTGGTCATGGTTTCAATGGTCCAATCCAGGCCCAACTGGCGTGCGGTATTGGCCCATTTGATATAACTCATGAAGTTTTGTTCAAACAATTGACCACCATAGCAGGGCATACAAAAGTGGATTTTTTGTTTGCGGCAGTAGTCAATGTTGACCTGGATCTGACTCTGATTTGATTGTGGTGCTGCTGGTGCTGCATCGGCTGCTTCTGTCAGCGCCTGCGCCATTGCTGCTTTTTTGTCTTTTTTTGCCATGTTGGTCCTTAAAGTAAAGTTGTGCTATTACTTACGGAGTCTACAGCAGTGGCGAAAATTTATTCGGTGGCTTTGGCGCGGTCGATCACGGCCTGATGATAGCCATCTGCCCAGTCACGATATTCAGCAGAGTCTGGGTCATAGGGATTGGTCATGGTCTGATTGTTTTGATAACATTTGTATCCGCGGAGATAGCATCGGCTGTCTCTAGGTCCTAGATCCAATTTGCTCATGGGTTTGGTTGCCACATCTTCGGTGAAACGGGCTTGGTCCTCTAGGTCTTTGATATCCCAGCCTGTGCGCTGTATGCTCTGCACCAGTGCTGTTTCTATATCGTACACACGGCTCTGCAGTAAATCCACAGCATCAATGGCTTCTTCGATGGCAGTCATGACATCTGAGATACGGCCCCGTTGATTTTCCATGGCTTCGGGAGCCAAGGTACGCAGCTGCATTTCAAAATCGTGCAGTTTGTACAAGGCGTCCTTGCTGATTTTTTTCACACTAGGCAGCAGCCGTTCCATATACTTCTGTGCCTGGGCCAGAGATTCTGCTGTTTCGGGTTCTGCGGCTTCTTGCGTGACAATCTGTTCCAATAATCCAACAAATCGGCTTTTTTGATCAGCAGTGGCAGAGCCGAGATTGTCGCGTATCTGCTGTACTAGATCGTTGATTTTATTGGCGTGCATGGGATTATTTATTGTTCACGCCCATGGCCGCAGCCACGGTTTCAAAATAATCCCGACCGGCTACTCGGAGATTGGGATCCACTCCAGTGGCACGGAAAAATCCTTCGCGATCGCCTGCAGTGACCATGGCACGCACATCGGTACTGCGCAGATTGGGATCACCTGCAATGCCTTCAGCATCCTGTGCTTCAGGTGTGCCACCGTCGGTGAATGAGTCAAAATTGTACACAGCACGCAAAGGCTGGCCTTTGGCATTCACTTGCTTGCCATTGGTGGCCATGGGAAAACGCATGTTTTCCTCACCGGCACCGTACATGACCACAGCATTCTTGTAGCCTTTTTTATTCAAATATTCGGCGGCAAAATCACTCATGGGAATGGCAGGATCCATGACAAAATGATCACGATCCTGTGGCAATATTGCCCGCCACCAGGCCAATTTTTCAGCACCTGTCAAAGGATTTTTTTCAGGATCACTATCGCGAGGACTAATAAACAGATACCAGTCAGCATTCAATTCACCGGCCTTTCTTTTCAAGGCATTGACTAATCGCTGATGCCCAGCATTGGGCGGATTAAATCTGCCAAATGCGTACACCACGGTGTCTTTTTTGCCACGTGTGTTTTCAAACAATTCAAATAATAACATTATCTAGGTTGCCAATCGCTGCGTTTGATATATTTAACAAATTGTCCAGGAATGGCATATTGGTAACCACCGGGATCGGGCTGGGCAAATCCTTCGGGATTGTCCTGGCGTATGATGCTGTGTTGCTGTATGCCTGTGAGCCACTGATCCAGCACTGAATCTTTGATTTTCTGCAGTTGTTCCACAGCGCCCAGCGTGGCTTGCAGTCCTGCTGAATCGCTGAGCATGACGTCGGCTTGTTTGGCGCTGAGATTTTGTTTGGCCCAGGCAGGAAATGACTGGGTTAAATCAGCAAATTTGGTGGCACGCTGATCACCCATGAACTTGTAAATCACTGAACCAGGACTTTTAAGGCCCGGCTTGGGCGATAGATAATTGTCCAACACTGTGCGATTTTTAAGTATGCTCTGCTCCAGCGCGGCCAGAGCACGATCCATTTCAGGATCCAGCACAGGCACAGTTTCCACATACAGCGGACCTTGTACCACCAGTGCCGGTGTGTGATTCATAGCGTCAATTTGATCTGTGCTGAGTCGTTGTTCTTCAGTGCTGCCCAGTTCGGGATAGTAGCCGGTGATGGCCACACCAGCAGTGGCATTTTCTATACGCTCACCCAGTCTGCTGTCCTGGCGCACATAGAATCTTGTTACATTGGGTTGGAATGTGTATTCACCCCGGGCTGCGATGGCAGGCTTTTCGGGATAGAACAACAATCCACCTTCCACAAATCCACGGAAATCTTCAGGCGTGGCACGCTCAAATACCGAATACAATTGGCTCATGCCTTGTGCATATTGATTGCGCTGTGCTTGTTGTTCTGGGGTATCCGCACGACCTGTGCCTGCAATAAACCGTTTTACTGCTGACGCACTGGACATTTCGGTGCTGACACCATCAGCAGTTTTATTTTTGCCACGCTGCTGATACATCCAGGCATTTTTGGGAAAGAAATAAAACTGGCCCTCATCGTCCCTGCCCCAGAAAAACACCGGAGATCCATCCCATTTCACTTCCACCTGCTGATATTCTGTGGGCAGTCTGCGCAGTCGTTCTATGGCGTGCAAGGCACCTTGGCTGCCATTGGTATAAACAAGGTCTTCCAAATGTTGATATTTGCGACCTATGTCTGGCATGGCCGCTTCTACAAGGAACTGGCGGCTCAGCATGATCAGTAACTTATGGTAATCTTGTTGATCACACCGCTGGAGAAATCTTTCACTCGGCAGCGCAG